AAATCTACTGCTATTATCATGGTTCAATTTCTTTACTTTGTTATACATTTCTACTAAAATCCTATCTTCACACCGGAGTAAAAAATCAACCTTCTTAATAGCAGGGTAGATAGTCGTGCGATCACGATTACTTACTTTTGCTATCTCTTGACAACTCATTCCGGTTTGAAACAACATCCACCAATATAACTGCCGAGCTTCGGAAATGGAACGCTTCCGTGAGCGACCGATAAGATCGTCCACGGAAACTCCTATTATATTGGCAAATTTGTTGATCATTTACTACTAAAGGGAAAAACATCCATTATCATAGTTTCATAAATAGAGGCAATAACATAATCTGCCATACTTCCTTTCATGCCCTCTTCAAAGACTTTTAGTGCTTCTTTTAGATCCGAGGCTTGAGCTAACATAGATACCGATGTTCTTTTCTCTGCTCCGGACTTCTCATCCAGCGTGATAAAGAAAATTTTTATCCGATAATAGTGATCTCCCTTTTCATTGAAAAATAGTTCGTTGATTCGGCATCGTTTAATATCAGAGATTGTAAACTCACCACTGATATAAGGCTTCATCTCTTCGATGATACGAGCTTCTGCCTCAGTATAAGACAAAGCATCTACCAAATAAGGTTCGGTAACTCTTCTTTGCACTCCATTCTCCATCAGTTTCTCGTAAGAAACTTTACATTGAAACCAATTCATAATTACATTCTATTAAATGAAGGTTCTATTTTTCTCCACACTCCCAAATCAGTCCTTTCGTAGAAATAGAAGTTTGTCGCTGTTCCTTCCACGATGTTTGACTCTCTAAATAAGTTCATAATTTCTGTGTATTCATCATTATTGAACTTTTGCTCCAGTTCGTACAGTTTAGATATAGACTTATAATCCAAGTCGCCATATTTGTTACGCTCAAGTAATGTCATTGCCAATTGATACATTGGATCATCAGAGCCCTTGTCCGATTGTTTGATGTAAGACTGAAGGAATTCGATCAGGCGAGAAGCTGCTATGTCTGCACGCTCATCAAACTTCTTTACTTTATTTGTTTTTACCTCTATCCGAAAGTTTGGAGAAAGAATCAAATAGCTCATTTGTTTATCTCCATTGCGGAGCTGACCATACTCTTTCATTACCTCATAAAAAGCACTTGTTTCGCCCACAACAAAGTCAAACAGTCCCTTAACCTCTTCAGTTACCAAGCGAACTTTCTGTTCTACTTTATGAAGAACTTCGGAACGGATGGACTCATAAGCCTCTCTCTTGACTAAGGCTTCTTGTTTCTCCTGCTCCTTCTTTTGCTTTAACATTTCCTCCAGCTCTTCGGAAGACACATTACTTAAATCAATAGGTTTCATAATCTTTTAATTTAAAAGTGATAAATAATCTATTTCGTCTTTTGTTAGTTTCTCTACTGTTTCTAAATCTTTTTTCTTTTTGTTGAATGCAGAATAAAGACTGCGAAGTTTTTCCTTAGATATTTTGTTGAAATCTTCTGTTTTCGCTGAGCGACAAGCAATAGCCTTAATCAGTTGCTTGTTTCCTACTCTCCCCATGGCACGAAGCCACGCACCGATGGAAGCCATTAGTTGCTTGCGAAGTTTGTCGAGTTCTTGCAGTTCCGGATTCAAAACCAAGTCAAGGGCATTACACGCTTCTATAAGCTGTCCGTTTGTTAAATCCTTTATGCTTGTAACTCCAAAGGAAATAAGCATGGAAGATTTGAACTCTCCCGGATTACTCTGTTTTGATAATAGAGTGTGGAATTTCTTAATAAGCCTCTTGTTTTCTGTTTCAATAAATGTTTGTGGCATAATCTCTTTATTTTTCAGTTAACCAAATCTTCTTTTCTCCCTCTTCCCAAATAGTATAATACCCTTTCGTTCCTGTGCTACGCCCTTTTGATATAGCTCGAAATCCTTGTATAAATACTTTTTGATCGGCATCGCGCATTATATCAACTGCGACAGCTCTGTCCGGCTCATTGCCTTTTACATGACTCATGTAAGCGAATATTTTATCCGGAAATTTTTCTTTTAACTTAAAATACCGAATAGTAGAGAAGTTATATTTTAGTATCCAATAATTAATCGTATCGATAATAATGAGCTTGGTATTGTTGTGTTTCTCCAGCCACTCATCTAACTCATCAGGACTGGCTGGAGGGAGTATTTGTATAAGACTCCCTTTTTCTTTCCAGCCAGTCCGGCGAGCTGATTTCTGAAAACTTGGTCTTCCATATTCCTCCAGAGACATATAGGCAACTCTCTGTCTTAACTCTTCAGAAAAATATTGAGCCATTTGTTGCAACATGCTGGTTTTCCCATTAGTGGAATCTCCATAAAAAAACCAAGTACCTGAAGGAGCAGGTTTGTTGAAAGCATCATACCATGCTCCAGTAAATGGTAATTCTTCATATTTTTTATTCAGGAAATTATATACGGATTGCGCTCTTATCATGGGTTTAAATACCTTTTAAATCCTTATTAAATGGCTCTATTATGAATCAATCCGAACTGAAATCGGAATGTCTTTTCTGTTAATTCTCGTCCACTTATTGCAGCCTCTCTTAAAGCCGGCTCCACATAATCATTAAGTTCTCCATAATTAGAAGCCAATGATTCAATCAACACCTTAAGATCTTCGTCTTGTATTTCACTTAAGAAAGGTTCAAACATTTTTTTACTGATTGGAACAATGTTACGTCGACCGGCTTTAACACGGCGGACAAACTGAGGGATCCCTTCCACATTCTTTTCAGAAAGAATGTCTAATTTATCAGATAATTGTTCTGTACCAATCATAACAATAGGACAAAAATCACGAATAGCATCATATAAGGCTTTAAGCATTTTAAGCGCAGGAATACGTAAGTTTTCAGCTTCATCTAAAATCAAGACAGGACAGCCTCCCTCTAACTTTATAACATGAAACTTAGCAGCTATCTTTTTCAATCTCGCCACACGGCTACCGGAAGGCGTTATATTCAGAAGCTCACTCAATTCATTGATAATATCATTTAGATTATGCAAGCTACTAACAGTGATCCGATAAACATTAGTCGGATTTTCTATTACGAAGTGATCAATAGTGTAAGTTTTTCCACATCCGGTTTCTCCGATAAGCATTTTTACTCGTCCGCTACTTCTTGCATCTAATAGCTCCGTATAAATTTGTATATATTGAGATGTTTCTACCAGTTCCCAAAAGGTCTTTTCAAATTTATATCCTACCGTCTTAGCTAACTTCTTGAAGTACGAGTCTTTTATTTTAGTTTTTTTGCCTGATGTTTTATTCTCGATAAAGAAATTTCCCTTAAACATGGCACTGATATACGCCTCATTCATTCTGGCTTTTTTCGCCAAAGCAGTTTGTTTCAAATCATTGTCAGAGGCATAATCCATTGCCGCCTGTATAATTCGTTTTTTTACAATTAATTCCATAATAATTTATTATTAATTAAGTGATAATGTTTCTAATTCGCGTTTACTTCTCAAATATTCCATATAATCATCTTCAGCCTGTTCGGCTTTTCGTTGAATCTCCTGACTTTCCTTTTTAGCCTGTTTACGTTTAGCCTTTTCCAGTTGCTGTTTAGCAGCAATCTGATTACTTTCTTCCTTTAGGTACTGACCAATGTCTTTTTTCTGCTTTTTACCGCTTGTTACGCCCTTAATAGGAGCAACATTAAGACCGTGTTGATTTGGATGTAGATTGTGCTTTTCAAGTATCTTAGCACGTTGTATTTCATCTTGAATGCGTTCGTCTTTATTGGCTACCTGATTGCTCCGGATCCGAAGGGTATCAATGTTTGTCTGATCCTGAATGCCACGATGTACGTCAAGATAAGGATGAGCATAAGCAATAAACCGCATACCGGTAGCATCTTTCTCATAGAGAGCAATAGCGGACAAATCCTCCGGACAATAGCGGCGGTAGAACTTACGACCAATATTACGGCGGTTGAAATCTTTGTCCGGAGTTCCTTCAGGCGTGAGAACCTCGAAAGGATATTTTTCCCCTTTTATCTCCAATTCTATGCCTGCTGCGGTATAAGTAGCTGCTTTAGGCGTTGTAATTCCGAATACGGAAACTATATCAAGCATATCAATCTCACGTGTACCGTCATTTACACTTGTTTCGTACATTTCCTTTCGGGATATTTTTCCTTTTGGATGTATAGCCTCATTCCATTCATTACGGCGCATCTTATAAATTTCCTTGATTTCTTCAAGTGTAGGAAGATTGCTTATATTTGCCAATATGAACTCCATATTAGCCTTGCTTTCTTTCTTCTTAGCCGTAACATTCTGTCCGGTAAAGAACCAATCCTTGTGTAAAAATTCAGATTGAAAACGACCGAAAGCCGATTCAATGGTTTTGGATTTACCGTTGTATGGCTGTGTAGTTATGGAAAGTTTAGATAGATTTTTCAGGAAATTTCCGGACTCCAGCTTTTTGTGTCCGCCTTGATTATCGTAACGTATTTCGTAAGGCTTATGCCAAGAGGTCTGCAAAGCCATTTTATAAGCGAAATACTGAGCTTCGTAATCTTCCGAC